CGCGCCAAATGTTGTGGTTGGTGGTGTAAGCGTTGGTATGGATTCACGCGGTATCATTGCACCACGCGGCTATTTAAAACTAACAGTGAATAATGGCAGTACCACGGGATTGTGGCGGCATTACATTCGATATGAACCACTAGAACAAGGTGCAACGATTACACCTGCTTTTTAAAAGAAAAAGCCCGTCTAAAAAACGGGCTTTTTAATTACGCGAATTGCGCGGATTTAGATTTTAACGTTTAACTCTTTCGCAACAGCTTTGTTCACACAGTCAACTACATTATCGACAACGTCTGCATACGTTGCGATTCTGACGTGAATTCTATCGCGTCTTTCAATCTGTTCCTTTGTTGCAAGTTGCCATCTATCCGCGCCAATTTCATACACGCCGCAAGCCCTAGAAATAACACCCGCGATTTTGATATAAATTTCAGCGGTTGCTTGATTTGGGTAGTTTTCTTTGATTGCTGCATTCATAGCCTTGAATGAATCGCCGCTGTTATCGCGTGATTCCATTAAACCATCAAGCACCCATTTTAAAACTTTTACCTTAAATTCAGGGTTAATCCACATTGCAAGGTCAACAAACAATAATGGATGAATCCAAGTTCCGCCATTTCTACCCCTTGTAACGGTTTTGATTGATTCTGGTTCAAGGTTAAATTCCCATTTGATTTGCTCAATCAATTCGCGCGTTTCTTGCAAGTCAAAATAAGCCGCCATTACTTTGGCTGGCAATCCGTGCTTTGAGCGAAAGCCGTTACCAATCAACATAATGTCATTTGCACAAAATAATTCACTGTGCGAACGCTGCTGAATCAAACTACCAAAAAAATCACGTTTCATTATTACTTCTGTTTTCATAAAATATAGCCTTTCGATTAAATAAATAGAACGTGTATTTTATAGAATATAAATTCTAAAATCAATCTTTTATTTATAGATGTTTGCGTATATATTTATGCGACACACCTAACTACAAAAGGCGGTTTTTCACCAAAAAAACTCAAATACATTTTCAAAATACATACTAATTTATCCATTGAGATAAGTTATTGATTTATAACAATACATACAATACATACAATACAAATGTATCGAATGTACGATTGGATACAAAATACATACAATACATATATCTTTAGATATGTATTGTGTGTATCCCCCGTATTTTTAAAATTGTAATTGTGTGCTATTATTTCTTTAACGAAATTTTAACTGGTTTGATTTATGGCAAAGTATTTACCCGATTTGAGGGCAGGCGATGATTATCCGATTACCTTAACAGTAAAAGATAATGCAGGGGCAGCCCAAGACATTACAGGCTACAAATTCTGGTTAACTTTTAAGTCGTCTTTCGATTTATCCGATGCCGATGCTGAATTGCAGTTTGTTACTACCGCTGGTGATAATGTGAATGATGATTTGCTTGGTGGCATCTGTGTACTTTATGTACCCGCTGCAACAACAGCGTTAATTCCAGTCGGTTCATACTATTACGATATTCAACAACAGTCGGGTGTTGCTGGTGGATTGTCAACGGTATTGCCACCAGTAGCAGATTACAAAGATAAAATCCTTATTGTTCCACAGGTAACGGTTTCAGTATGACATCAATAACTGTTGTAACAGAAAACAATATCATTGATGTTTCTGTGGTACAAAATAACGTCACAGTTACACCATTTGTTTCAACTGTTGTGCAAGCGTTTCCTGCTGGATTAAAGGGTGATAGCGTTAATCCTGCTGATTACTTTCAAACAGCTAATTTGTTTTCAGAATTAGACAATCAAACAAAAAAGACGCAAGCGCGTCAAAACTTAGAATTGCAATACATCGACTGTGGAGAGTTTAACTAATGCCAAGAATACAAATCAAACGCGGCTTAAAAGCCAATTTACCAACTTCTTCAATGTTGGCTGGTGAACAACATTTCACAACAGACAGACAATCGATTCATGTTGCGATTGATGCAACAACTACCGCGCCTGTCGTGCCACCGATTGATGATTTAACGGCTATTGGTGCAGTTGATGGCGTATCTGATTTACTTTTAATTCATGATGCAAGTGCGACTGGTGTAAAAGAGAAAAAAATCACAATTGATGCGTTTAAAACCGCGTTAAATATCCCGTCGAGCGACTTGGACGAAAAGGTAGCAGTTGTTAGCGGCGGTACAAGTGGTTATTTATGGGGAACTGACGGTACGGATGGCGTTATTCGAATGAACACATCAATGTCATGGTCAAAAGATAGCGGCAATGGCTTTGTTACGCTTGCTGTTGGTACTGTTGATTGTGGAACGTTCTAAATGGCTACCGTTTTAAATAGACGCGGCACACGCGCAAATTTAGACGTATTGGCATCATCCAATGGATTGAATGCTGGTGAAATCTATTTGATTACCGACGAAAATAGAATCGCGGTGGGTTTAAGCGCAAGTGATTATCAAGTGTATCAAAAAGAGTTTTCTGGTAATCGTGTTAGTGGCGTTTATTATATGGGTGGTAATGTTAATACGGCGACATATATTGCCACTGGAGCACCAAATACTATTGGAACATTAACTGGTAGGGCTTTTGGAACATCTAATAAACTAACAGCATCCAAAAGACTGGGTTTCGTATCTGCCGCAACTATTGGTTCGCTTTGCGGGATATACTCAAACGGTGGCTTGAATGGTTTTATTTACCCTACATCTAGTGGATTAGGTAGTTTTGAAATAAGTTTTAGATTCGGATGTTCAGATGCTGCAACGGTATCAGGTGCGCGTGGATTTATTGGTATTGCTTATGGCACTGCTTCTCAAACAAATGTTGAGCCTTCGGCATTAACAAATGTTATCGGTATTGCACAGTTATCGACTGACGCTACACAATACTATTTGGTTTATGGTGGTTCATCCGCTCAAACACCGATAGCGTTAGGCACTGCATTGGGTTCGCCTGCCGATAAAACCACCTTAATTGATTTTAAAATAACAGCTATCAATGATACATCGTTTCGTTATCGTGTAAAAAACCTATCAAACGGCGTGGCTGTTTCGGGTACGGTTACGGGAACGGCATCGACACAAATTCCAGCGGCTACCACTACCATGTTTCCGCGTTTATGGCGTTGTAATAATGCAACGGCGTTAGCTGTTGCGATTGATATTTGTTTTATTCATAGCGAGAGTGAATTATGACGTTAATCGTTGAAGACGGCACAGCAAAGATAGATAGCGAAAGTTACATTAGTGTTACGGATGCTAATGTTTATCACGCTAACCGTGGTAATACAGCATGGGCGGATTTAGACAATTCTGTCAAAGAGCAATTATTGCGTAAGGCAACTGACTATATGATTGCGCGTTATTGCACTTTGTGGCGTGGTTATCGCAAAACCGCTACACAATCGCTAGATTTTCCACGTTCATTTTGTTATTTAGAGCCTTTTGTTTATGGTGCTGTTGGTGCTTATCCGTATTTATTGGCGGATGATATTGTGCCGAAACAGGTTAAAAATGCGTGTGCTGAATTAGCATTAAAGGCTAACGACGGCGCGTTAATGGTTGATGTTGGACAGACTGTAATTAGGGAGAAAGTAGATGTTATTGAAGTGGAGTATGACAAAAATTCACCTACTCAAACAAGATATTCTCAAATCGACGCTATGTTGGCTACATTGTTACAATCCACAAATAGCTTTGAAGTTAAGGCTGTACGTTCATGACAATCGACACACGGGCGCGTGCTACGGCAAATAGATTGATTGACCAATTTGGTAAGCAGATAACCATTACGCATATCATCAAAGGTGAATACAATCCTTCTACGGGTGAAATGGCAGCCGATATTGTTACAAGTGAAAGCACAGCTGCTTTAATCAAAGATTACAATGGATTTGAATTAACGAACGGTGTTGTCCAAGCAGGTGACTTGAAAATCAAGATTGCAGCACTACAAATAACTGAACCATCAATTGGTGATACCGTTACGATTGATTCATTGGTTTATTCTGTATTGGCGATTAAGCATATTTGGAGTGGTGAAATGTCTGCTATTTATGAATTGCAGGTTAGAAAATGAGTATGGAAAACATTGTTTTGCGTGTTAATTCACAGATTGATGCACAGATTAGAGCGGTAACAATTGGCTTATTTTCCAGTATTATTAAGATGACACCTGTCGATACTGGCAGGGCTAAAGGAAATTGGCAATGCACCATCAATAGTGGTGCAACGAATGTTGTTACCCGTGACGATAATTCGCCTTACGGGTCTGCTAATGGTGAAACAATGGATATGTTATTAACGACAATACCACCACGCGCTGGACACAAAGTTTTTCTATCTAATAATCTGCCCTATATCGAACGACTTGAATATGGTTACTCAAAACAATCACCTGCTGGCATGGTTCGTGTATCGGTGCAACGCTTTAGCGGGTTAATGTCATGAGTTTAGTTATTATGCGAACATTGCTAGAAAACAAGCTCAATACCATGACACCTGCTATTGCTACGGCATGGGAAAACGTACCATTTACGCCTGTTAGCGGTGTGCCGTATCAACGTGTAAATTTATTGGTGTCGAATGTTGTAAATCCTGCTATCAATGATAAGATGTTTCAAGTAAATGGATTTTTACAAGTTACTTTATCTTATCCAATTGGAACGGCATCTAAAAACGCTTATACACGCGCGGATTTGATTGAAGAAATCTTTTATTATGGATTGGTCTTGGTTTCGGGTGCGATAAAGGTTAGGATAACTAAGACACCCGTTATTGCACCTGCTATAATTAACGGCGATAGGTACGAACTACCTGTTACAATTTACTTTTCCAGTGAAAAGTATCCTACTTAATGACATTAAGGATTAAATAATGACAGCATTAACAACGCCTTTCAGCTCTCAAAACACAACCATTGAGATTTTTGAAGCCGATACCGACGCACTGACAACAGCGATTGCATCGGCTTTAGCATTATCGACAAACTCATTAAGACAAGCAGCTTTAAAAGTAGCTTATGATGCTTACTTTGTTGGCTCGCTATCTAAAACCATTGGCGGCACTGGAATTTTAGCAACCGCTCCAGCTCAAGCTGATGGTTATTTTTCTGGTACTTGGACAAAATCAGGTCAAAGCGGTACGTTTAGCTCTACAGGTTCAACTGCTACAGCAATTACTGCTAATTTCTATTTATCAAGCGGTACTCCAGCTTCAATTGATTTAGCGGCGACTGATTTAACCTTCAATACTGGCAATGCCGACAAAGGTACAATTACATCCTCAGGTGCTGTCACTGGTCTATTGTTTTCTGGTGCTACTGGTTATAAAATCGGCAAGATTACAGCGGCTGGTGATACAGGTAAAACCTATGCGGGCATCAGTGCTAAGTTGTTGAATGAAAGCGGTACGATGAAAGCCAAAGGTTCAAGCGACGAAGGCGACTTCACGATTGATTTCTTAAACACACCAGGCGACCAAGGTCAATTGGCTATGACTACAGCTTTCAATGACGAAAGCGCAAACGCTAACCGTGTATTTAGAATCATTCATGGTTCAAGTAATGACGGCACTATCACAAATGGCGAAATGGTTTATTTCGTTGGTATGGTGACAGAATTGAAGAAAACACGCGGCGCAATTGACAATTACGTTAGCGTGAAATCAAAAATTAGTATTCAAAACGGCTTGTACGAATACAACCCAACTTAAAACTCACGTTTTACGCCTGTGCTTCATGTGGTGGTACAGGCGGTTTTTAATAAAACTTAACACCACAAATCAGATAAAAGGAAAAACCACATGGGCATCAGAACCTTAAACGTTACAAAAAACAAAGAAAACACAATCATCATTCCGTTGTTTGACCATGAAGGCAATCAAATCGTTTCGGATATTAACGGCAAACAAGCTAAAATCGAAGTACACGGACGTGATTCGAGTGTGTTTAAAAAAGCCGTTTTTGAAGTTCAAAAAACTTTGAAAGCAATCGCAGACGGCAAAGAAGTTGACAGTATCGCAAAACAAGATAACCGCAATTTGTTTATCACAAAAGCGGTTGTCGTTGGTTGGACTGACGTTACGGATATTGACGAAAAAGGCAAACCGTTTGAAATTGAATTTAGTGAAGAAGCGTTAGAATCAATCTTGCGTGACGAACCACACATTGTTGAACAAATCGACAAAGCAATGACAGACCGCGCGAATTTCGTAAAAAAAACCGCCTAAGTCTTATTGCGTATGCCAAAAAACTCGCGTGGTTAAACGCGCCTGTTGAATCGGATGATAAGAATACAGAAAAGAAAAGCCGTAGCGAGGAAATTCGCACGGCTTTTTCTGTTAATGCGGTAGGGGATTCGGACGGTTGTATTTTCACACAGGAATATGCCGATAGTGTTATGGCAATGCCTGAAATTGACGTTGAAAGCTACTATCTGATTGAGTGGATATATGAAATTGGTTTTTATATCAGTAATGGAATGGGGGCAAGCGTCATGCCCTATAGTGAAATTGCAGCATGGGCAGAATTGACAGGAAATAATCCAACATCCGACGATGTTAGATTGTTGCGTGAAATGTCATCGGCGTTTATATCAATGCAGGAATTAGGTAAGAAAAGCGATACAATAGACCCAGCAATTTTGCTATTAACTGAGGTTTAAATCATGACTGATTCACACAGAATTGAAATACAAGTTGATTCATCCAGTGCCGTAACAGCTCGCAACAATTTGAGCGCGTTACAACAAGCCACGCAAACTACAACAAACACTATTAGCGCGTTAGCGGGTGCAACAAGCACTACATCAAACGGTATATTGCTAACAAGTCGGGCGGCACGCGAAACCGTGCAAGCAATGACGCAATTAACATCGTCAACAAATGCTGCAACACAATCGACGCGAAACATTACAACGGCAATGTCAGCGGCACAACAATCATCGGCGCGTTGGGTTTCAGAATTAAACAATGCCACGCATTCAGCTAATCGCTTAAATGCAGAATTAGCCACTACTACGCAGCGTACAAATCAAGCCGCTAACTCAATGAATCACTTTAAGTCTGTTTTGAGCGCGTTTGGTGTGGTAACAGGCGTAGCAGGCTTGGCGATGGTGGCTAAAAACATTCTGCAAATCAATGTTGAAATGGAAGCATTACGGGCGCGTTTAGCAATGACAATGCCCTCACTGGCAGCGGCTAATAATGCGTTTCAGTTGATTCTAAAAATAGCCAAAGAAACGCCGCAATCCATTGACGAAATCACAAAGGCGTTTTTATTGCTCAAAAATAGCGGACTAGATACCAGTGAAAAGTCGATGCGTGGCTGGACAGACGTTGCATCTAAGTTTGGCGGCACGGCTGATATGTTAACGGGTGTTATTCGCCAATATGGTCAAGCCACTATGAAAGGCGCATTACACGCGCAAGATGCTAACGCAATGATTGAGCGTGGCATTCCATTGTATGGCTTATTGACGCAAGTAACGGGTAAAAGCGCGGGTGCTATCCTTAAGATGATGGAGGCAGGCGAACTCAATAACAAGATTATGGAAAAGGCAATCAACTTGTTATTTGAAATGTCTAGCGGTTCAAGCGCGAAAGCAATGGAAACAATGCGCGGTCAAATTGAGGCGTTGGGCAGTGCGTGGAGTGGTTTTGTAGATGTTTTAATGGGCGATAAAAGCGAAGGCATGATTAAAAATATGCTTGGTTTATTGACTGCGACATTAGAGCATTTCACTAAGTTAATGGGTAATTCTATTGATGCACAGATTGCAGAAATTCAATACAAAATCGCAGCGCATAGAAACCAAGGCGCAACTGGCGGATTTGTTAGCGGCTTGCTTGGTGTTTATGATGAAAAGGCAGAATTGGCAAAGATTGACGCATTATTAGCCGCAAAGAAAAAAGGCATTGATGATACGGCGGCTTTAGAAAAAGCGAATTTAGACACAAAAAAAGCACAGGAAATACAAACACAGATTGATATTTCAAAAAATGCTGAAAAGTTTATGAAGCAGCAAATGGGATTGCAAAAAGAATCCCAAAAAGCCTATTTCAATGATGCACAGGAAAAATATAACATTTCAAAGAAACTGTTTATGTCGCTTGCAGCGGCTGAAAGTGGATTTGATAATTCAGCTAAAAGCAAAACTACCAGCGCGACGGGTATTTTTCAAATGACAAAAGGTGCCGCAAAAGATATGGGGACCTCAATCGAATCCATATTAAAAGACGAAGGCGTGGCAATCGACAAAGGCGCGGGTTATTTAGCGCAAAAAATGAAAGAATCAAACAACAATATCGCAGAGGCAGTGGCGCGGTGGCACGATGGCAGTGGAAAAATAAATGCGTTGATTGAAAAACATAAAGGATTTGATGTTAATTTTGTTTCTGATGAAGGGCAAGAGCTTATTAAGCGCGTCGTCGCTGGAATGGATGTTTTAGGCGTTTCTGTTGCTGATTTAGAAAGACCATACCAAAAATCAGCACAGGCATCTAAACAAGCTGCAACAGAACAACAACGTTTAGCGGATGCTGTTGCGCGAAATGATAAACAACTAACAGAAAGCACGGCATTCGGAAAATATAACGCTACGATTGATGAGCTTATCGAAGCGCATAAAAGATTTATTGATACACAAGGCAAGTCTGGCATTTCACAGGCTACATATTCGCAAGGTATCGAAAATGCAAACGAAACGTTGTTGAAAAATACCAATTACGTTACTGAAAACGCTAAGGCACTTGAATTGCAGGCAAAGGCGCGTGAAAAGATGTTAGGTCATGTCAGTGACTATAACGCTGCCATTGACGAATCAACAGCTAATTTAAAAGGCGGCTTGATTTCAAGACAACAGCATGGATTGAATGTTGCAGAAGCCAATGCGGGTTTAATGAATCAGGCATCCGATTATTATCCAGAAGCTAAGATTGCTAAAATTCCAACATCAAAAGTAGGCGAAGTGATTGAAAAAAAATCAGCAGAAAAAGCCACGCAAGAAATGGAAAAGTTTAAAGACGAAATGGATAAAGCGAGTGCATCATTTGACACATTTGGCAACAGTGGAAAAATGGCATTTGATGGTATTTTGGGTGGTATTAGTGCCGTTGCCAGTGCCGCAACATCATTTAGCGATGATATGGCGAAACTTAACGCCACACAGATTGATGCACAAACGAAATACGATGCCGTCATTAAATCAGTCGGTGCAACCGAAGAACAAAAAGCAACCGCAACTAAGCAATTCGCAGACGAAAAGGAAAAATACGACAAGCGTTCTTTTGCTACAGAAATAAACGGCGCAATGTCTATTGCGGGTGCGACTGCAAAAATGTTTAATCAAAAATCCGTTGCAGCGCGTGCATTCCACGGTATTGAAATGGGCATGGCGGTTGTATCGATGGCAATGTCAGCAAAGAAAATGGTTGTTGATTTGGCGGCAGGTGCAGCGGCAATGTTTGGGCAGGGCGGTTTTGCAGGTTTCGCAGGTGTCGCGGCAATGGCGGCAGTTATGGCAGGTTTAGGCGTTGCAATGACTGGCGGAGGCAGTAAAACCGTAGATAATACGACACCCGCTACAATTGCTGAAGGTACTGTTTTGGGCAATCCAACTGCAACATCTAATAGCGTTGAAAACATCATTAAAACGTTAAATGATATTCATGCTCAAGAATATCCAGAATTGAAAGCAATGGCGGATAATTTCCGTGGCGTTGACCGCAATATGTATGAATTGCAACGCAACATTGCAAAATCAACAGCGAATTTCAGCAATATGCAAGGCATGGGGATTCCAACCGCCCCAACAGGTGCGGGGCAAAGTCGTAATCCGTTAGGTAGCGGTGCATCAATCGCGGGAAGTTTAGCGGCAAGCACTGTATTAGGCGCAACTAATGGCGTGGCTGTAGCGGGCTTAAGCGCGGGCGTGGCATTGTTTAATGCAGGCGCAACGTCATTGGGCGCGGGCATGGTATCGGCGGCGGCAGGTTCAATTAGTGCTGCAACGGCTGTTGGTGGTTCGCTAGGCATGGCAGCAGGTTCTACGGCTGCAACAATTGTCGGCGGTGCTATTTTAGGATTAGGCGCGGGATTAGTATTTGCTGGCTTACAATACGGATTAGGTAAGTTACTAGGGATTGGCAAAGTAAAATATCAACAGTTAGGCGAAGGCATTATTATCGAAACTGGTAAGTTGATGCAGGACGGAATGTTGACGGCATTGAATGCCTCAACATGGCGCAAAGATTTACAGACGATTACTGGATGGTTTAAAAATAAGAAAACAGTCATTGAAACATACGGTCAGTTAGGCGATGACATTTACAACTCATTACAAGGCTTAAGCAATAACTTAACAATTGGCATTTTAAGCATTGTTGATAACCTCAATATGTGGGATGCAGTGGGCTATAAACTAATCAATCAAGCATTGCGTCCATTCTTAAAAGTTGACTTTTTCAAAGACGGAAAACGTGTAGACGATACGGGAAAAGTGCTAACAGACCAAATTAACGCATGGACTGACAGAATTGCCACTAATGTTTTCGGTACTGTTTTTGGCGAATATCAAAGATTAGGCGAGGGCATGATGGAGACCGCTGTTCGTTTAACTACACAGGTTGCAGCAGTTCGAGGTATCTTTTCCAAAATGAATGCGCCGTTAGGTGAGGCAAACCTTGGTATGGTAACGTTTTCAGATACGTTAGTTGGTTTGTATGCGTCAAGTGCTAAGGCGGATGACGGCTTGAAAAACTTTATGGCGGCTATGAATGAACTCTATAATTTTACCACTACGAAAGGTCAACGTTCGCAAACTGCAATCAACAAAACAAGCGAGTACATTACAAGTATTTCAGGAAAAGCAGATTTTAACCCTTACGACACCGATGCTTTAAAAACCTTAACTAACACCAAGTTAGTCGATTTAAAAAATGCAACGGATGCAGCAACAACAGCAGAAACAGCGGTTAAAACGCTAAATGTAGCGGTTCAAGATTATAACAATCCGAAACCAGCTACCACGCTAACTGAAATACTAAAAAATGCAGGTCGTACAGACGTACAAGCATGGCAAAAAGTAACTGGGTCTGGTAAAGACTTAGAAAATGCGTCACGAGAGTCCATCTCTAAAAATACAGGGTGGGATTCTGCATGGTGGGATAAGGTAAAAACTATACACGGTGGAACTGGCGATGTTTGGGATAAAGTAATCCAGTGGTTAGATGAAAAAGAAACCATTAAACAATCGGCATTAGCGGAACAACCTAGTGTAGCTTCTATCACGCTAGAACAAAGTACCGCCGATTTAGTAGCGGCTCAAGCCACTACGAAAAACCTTGCAGAAGAAACCGCTAAATTAACAGGTGAGCTTGATTCGCTAGCCGAAGCAGAAAAAACAGCGAATAAGGTTTTAGCATTGCAAAACCAATTCATTAAATTAACGCGAAGTGAACAATTTGCAACTGAAAGAGAACGTGCTGAATTTCTGAAAACAGAATACAAAGGCATGACGGATGATTTGCTTGACCCAAAATACAATGCGCCGTTTAAAGAAATCACAGACGCAATGAAAAAAGCGGGCGTTGAAGGAAAATATACCGCCGAAGTGATACAAAGATTCGTGTGGTCACTCGAGGATGCAAAGAAAGCTACAAATGCACTGAAAGAGGCGAACGGTTATTTCACAGACTTTGCTAAATCCATTCACGATTGGGTTAGAAATCTTAAAGCTACAAAAGTCGGTTCAACTGAAATGCAGTTAGCATCCACAAAGTCGGATTACGAAAAACTGCTAATTAAAATAGATACGTCAAAAGATGCTGAATCAAAACGCGATGCGTTGAGTAAATTAACGTATTACGCCGATAGCTATATCAGCAATCTTGAAAAAGCTTACGGCGCAAATAATGCAGCGGCAGCAATTGAAGAAGTTGTCAACAAAGTAAGTGGTTATGAAACGCTAAATATCGAGGATTTACAACTTGGTGTATTGAAAGATATTAAAGAAGGCGTGCATAAGTTCCCATCGTCACTCGATGCACTTACGACTGCCATTGCAACATCGAAAGCAGTTTATGATGCTAATCCTACGCTAGCGAATGAAATCAAACTTGATGCGTTAGCTAAAATTGGGTTGCAGCTTGAAAGCATGACGATTAAAGGCGCGGATGAATCATTCATTAAGTCATTAGTTGGCAGCATTACCAGTG